GGGCTCTTCCTCTGGGGTGATAGGGCCACCGCCACCACCACCTGTGATAGTACCATCACCGGTACCATCACCGTTACCATCACCGTTACCATCACCGTTACCACCACCGTTACCATCACCGGTACCATCATCATCAACCGTGGTATCATCACGGAAACGCTTAGGTACTTTGTACTGGTCACCTACACCTCTAACAGTTTCCTTACCTTTAGGGTTTAGGTCCATACCTTTATCTAGGAAGGTAGGATCTACAGCTTCCCTAACACCCTTCTTTTGACCTTTGAACCAGGTACCAGGAGAACCAGGATCTCCCATCATTCCTGCTAGTGCTGAGCCAATAGGACCAGCCCCGAAATCAAAAGAGCGACCAGGTTTGCTACCCTTCTTGATAAGCATATTAGCAGCACCAGACCTAAGGGTAATACCAGTCTTATCTTTGCCAGCTAGTTTTTTATTGATCTTATCGAGCTTCCCGATAACTCTACCTGGATCCTTATTAGATGCACCAAGGATTGTTTTAAGTTCACCCTTACTAAGACCACCACCACCTGAGATCCTCAAGCCCTGACCAACACCTTTGATCTTGACCTTCTTATTCCTCTTTCTTTGTTTGGATGGATCGGTAGAGATTTCGGTTGAGATTTCGGCAGGGCTTCCACCGTAGAGTCCGTCGAGAGTAAATGCGCTAGCATCTTTTCCCGACGACTCAATGGCTTTGTCCATACCAGTGTTCCATGGATCCGAACCGCGATACCAAGCACGCACGGCTTCATCAGACATAGCTCCAGCAGCCCAAACACCACCACCAGTTGCAGCGTCATAACCCTTTTGGCCGGGCATCATTGCACCAGGCACAAAACGAGTTTTGTAGGTTTTACCAGAACCTGCATCTACATAACTTTCCTTGACATGACTTGGGCGAGTAGGCGCTTGTGTCTGAACTGGCGTTCCTGCTGTATTTATATACATTGAAGCTGCAGGACTAGACCCAACTATAGGTGTGCTCCTAGCCTGTTGCTGAGCAGCCTGCCTTGCTTGAATTGCCGGAGCAGCTTTAGCCGTAAGTTTACCTGCCTTTCGAGTACTTACACCAGTTCTCTTTGCAATATAATCAGCGGACTTGCCTTGCTTAGCCATCCGATTTGCTTGACGCTTGTTCTTCTTAGCCATTGTTCTCTTCGTTGAGTTGATATTGAATCCACTCGACCACAGAACGTTGGCCGGAGCGGTACATAATTAATGAGTGTGGGTCATCCGGGTGGGGATTAGTTGGTGGGAAGTTCTCTTCAAGTTGTTGAAGAATAGAAGTTAGCTGAAGACCATGGGTCTCAAGCATATTGAGGGAGATTGGGGTTTGCATGTTCAAAGAAGGCAGGCATACGTGCTCGCTTTGTATCAGAAAGCTCTGGTGCTTTTCCTTGATACATAAGATTATCGCTTTGAGTCAACCAAAAATTTTTGTCGAGAAATTTTTCACTAGTATTTCTACCTAGTGGCTCAAGAACCCAATTAATGGTTGCCTTCCTGAGCTTATCGAGAGAAGGACTCCAAGTGAGACCAAGCTCACTACATACCAAGCTATTCGCTGCAACATGGACTTGTTCATCACGTGAGATGTCTGCACTTACTGTTCGGAGACCAGCGTCACCATTAAACCGAAAGAATGGGAGTAGAACGAAGAAAATTGCACGTTCGGCAACCAATGCTTTGAGCATCGTGTGATCTGGATGCGAAGTCCACGCCTCTCGGAGCTTAAGTGCTTCGGCCTCAGCTTTCGCATCAGTACCAAGAGCATTGGCGACATAACCAAGAGCCAAGTCGTGGTTTTCTTCGTCTTTGATATTAGATTGGAGTAGTTCCCTCGCCAGAACTGGAACGTCAGAGGCAATGGCATCTCGGATAAACTCACCCACAGGTAGTTCCATGTGTCGGATAGCGAGAGCCCGGAAGATTGTTTCTTCAGCACCTTCATTCAGTTTACCAGCAGTGGTTTGGACAGGAGTCCATGTACGTTTACGATTAAGTAGTTTTTGATAGGGGTTCATTCGCCGCAATTACAATCAGGAGCAGGATCATTTAGAAGAGACTCCAAGTATGCGTCAACGTCACCTTCATCCAATGCAGCATAAGCACTAGACTTGTCTTGAACGTCACCCATTACTTGAAGTGAATAGTAAAGAGAAGTCTGTGGACTTGCTAACCAATCTTCGATGAATTGCTCATCATAGGTAACCACATCTGACCAGCTGTTGAAGGAATAACCATGCAACAAACCAGTTTTATCAAGTAGAGTGATGATACCATCTACCACTTGACTATAAGCTTCCCAGCCAACTTCAGCAGCGATCTCAACAGGACCGTAGTCAAAGCTCTGGACACCAAATGTACCGCTGTCACGGTCAACTTGACGGGCAATGGGAGGGGCGATCTCAGGACAGGTAGTGTACCCATCGAGATCAGTGTAACGATAGCTGCAGGAGGCTGTAGGAGCGATGGCAAAGGCACGTTCCATACGATTGAACTTAGCCACCTCTGCAGCCGCCTTAATGGCGCTCTGAAGCTCCTTAGCGAGCACGTATGCACCATCAGCTTCAGCAGGAGTGATACCAGCATTCAGGTAAGTGAGAGCCTTACCGAAAGCTTGGTAGGTTACTCCATAGCGTCGGAGAAGGTTGGCAAGTCCCAGCATTCCGAGACCGACTTGGCGATCAGTCTCTGGAGGCAGGTATTCTCCGCTTTCTCCAACACCTGTTTTGCTGTGAAGGCTACACAGTTCGGACATTCCGTTGACAAATGCACCTTGAAGGTCATCGAGTTCACATCCGCCGAGGTTGACATGTTGCAGTAGACATGTTCCCCTGCTTGGGAGATAAACTTCCAGGCATACGTTACCCCGGATTCGATTTCCATTACGATCTACCTTTGTTTTGTTGAGCCAGATGTCACCACGCTTGATTCCTTCAAGGAGTGCATCTTTGACTTCTTGACTAGCAAGTTCCCACCAACGGTCATTGATGTTGACGCAACGCTTAACCCAAGGAAGCTCACTACGACTAGCAGTGATAAACTCAAGCACATCAGGATGACTGAGATCAAGATGGCATACAACAGCTCCATTCTTATAGACTCCTCCACGCCTCAAGATTTCGTTGAGGGTGGAGTAGATTTTTGCGAAGGAAACAGGGCCAGATGCCACAAGACCCTTGCCATTCTCAGAGCCTTTGTGACGGACCTTGGAGAGGTGTACTGCAACGCCCGCTCCATAGCGTAAAGCATGACTAACGAATCGCCACGATGCTTCGATTCCATTTTCTCCCTCCATTGTGTCTTCTACAACGAAGACGGTACAGCTAACTGGTAGACGAGATGTCGGATCATCAATCCAACTTTGTACACGGCCAGTACGTGCGATTAGTTCTTTAGGTGGTTTAGACATTATCAAACAAGATCATTAAGGTTAGGTGGTTGATAGTTCGGTCCTTTCAAGACCTTACCATCTTCACGGTAGATAGGATTACCGTTGTCGTCCAGTTTGGACATGTTACTTTGATGAACACGATTCAGAGCTTCGTCTAGATCCCATCCAAGATTAGCAGCGTACTGGTAACACACATAAACCAGATCAGATAGCTCTTTAAGGCACTCAGCAGAGTTGATTGTGAGACCCATAATTAGTTGGTTCTCAGCATCAAGGAACTCTTTGAACTCTTCAACGATCAAACGCCTCTGCAATGTCCGTGAAGCTGGCGTAGTACTGTTGTTCACCCGGAAACTTTTCCGGAATTCGACGGCTTGCTGCTGACGGGTGGAGGATGTCATTTTCTAGTTCGTTTTGAAGGTAGTGAATTGCTTTGCGTAGATCATCACGTCTGCTGTCCTTATGACCAGCTCTGCAGATGTATTTAATTGCGTTGCCAAGGTGGAAGCTCAGCTCTTGGTCCCGAATGAAATCCCAGACTTGGATTGATCCTCGTCGGTAGTAGTTGGGACCTTCGGTATTGGAGTTGGCCATTTTTTAACTAGGTTGGATACGGTGTTGATAAGGACGAAGTTTTGATGCTGTAATGAAAGGAAGATCGTGATAATGTCTTCCTTTTGTGCATCATCAGATCGGAGTGCATTCTCGATCTGTTTCATTTTGAACTGCTGCTCCATTGTCATCTCTGTCACTGGAGCTGGGAGACCAAAGTCTTGGTTCTTGATTGGTGAAATCATAGTCTTCTACTTGTAGAATCTTAGCAAGGCGGGCATTCATTAGTGCAACGTCTTCACTAAGATCTTTCTCAGCAAATGCTTTGACTACTGTATCCCATGTGTATCCATCTTTCTCAAAGAGAGTTACAGCACGTTTAATACCAATACCAGGTACACCAGCATAACCATCTGTTTGATCACCCGCTAGTGTTTGAATAAGATGCCATTGGTAACCCCCTTCTGGGGTGATAGTACTCACTTCCTGGGTGAAGTCGTACAACTCACCAGGTATCTGTCTCATGTCCTTATCAGGGCTGCAGATAATATGTCCATCCTCTTTTGTAGCGTAGATGCCCATTGCATCATCAGCTTCCAAGGTTGGCATCATAACAACGTGGTAGTCTTCCTTGAGTTTGTTGATGACCCTTTTGTAGCCACACGGCTTCTTTCGATTACGATGTCCTTTATACGCTGGGTCAATAGATTTACGAAAGTTGATACTATCAGAAAAAAACAGAACAGAGTCATCAAAACATCCAAGGTCAGTAGCGATGTTATAGAGTTCTCGTTCGGTGTATTCGAGAGCTTCACTGAACTTAGAGGTGACGACG